GAAAACTTAATCTCTTCTCTGAAGAGAGCTGTACATGTACTAGAAAAAAATCTAATTCACTATAACTGGAAAGAACAATCTTCTTGTAATGCTGGAGTAGTAGCTCAGTGTGTTCTAAATATAGACAAAGAAGAACTAGAAAGCAAGAGAGAGAAAGTGTTCAGCAAGTTAGATGAGATAATGCAGCAAAGAAAAGAGACGTTATCCAACACTTGGCAAAATGCAGTAAAATTTACATGCCCCATAACAGGTAAAAATGTACCAGAAATATTCAGGGATCTTGAAGCTGCAGGTCTAAGTGCTGAAGATATTGTGCATCTAGAGTATTTGAACAATCCAGCTATACTAGAAGAGTCTTCCATTGAAAAAGAAAATTACAGCTACCAAAAAATAGTCGACGTAGTTGAACATACTGTAGTTGTCAAGAAGTTTTTTGGCCTCATTAGTAAAAAGGAAATTGTTAAGGAAGAGATCGTAGAAAATTACACAGAGTCTAAGTACCCTAAACTGTACTACGAAAAGAAAGAGAATCTGATAAAGTACTTAGCTGCATGGGTGAGAATTTTAGAAAGAACAAATAAGGAATTTGAAATAGAAGAACATAAATTAGAAGCTGCCATCTTGGAAGCAGTATCTGAAGAGAACTATGAGCTAGCAGCTGAACTCAGAGATAGAAAAAATAGAAATTTTTAAGAATGTCGTACAAAGCAATAGTCACAAAACTCGCAAATGTTAGAGTACACTCTAACGCAGACAAAGTTCAATTAGCAACATGTCACGGTAACCAAGTGGTTATCGGTTTAGATCACAATGAAGGAGAATTGGGAGTTTACTTTCCATCAGATGGTCAACTGTCACACGGATTCTGTTCCGCAAATAACCTTTTTAGGAAATCGGAATTGAACTCTGACCCTGAAGCTAAACCTGGAATGTTCGATGAGAATCGTCGAGTGCGGGCACAGAGGTTCAGAGGAGAAATATCTGACGGATTCTGGGTTCCTTTATCTAATTTCGATTTTATACCTGGCGCTAATCTACTAGAAGAAGGGTTTGAATTTGATGAATTGGACGGTATTCTCATCTGTGAAAAATACATCAACCAAGCTACAATAAAAGCTGCAAGAGAAAATCAGGGCAAAAAAACAAGAACTGCAAAAACGTCTGTAATGTTCAAAGAGCATTTCGATACTGCGCATTTCGGTAAGCACTTATACGAATTTGATTTCAATCAAACTCTAATCATCACGGAAAAACTACATGGTACTTCAGGACGAATTGGTCATGTACAAGTAGAAAGAGACTTAACTTGGTTAGAGAAAATTGCTAGATTATTCGGGACACAGGTTAAAGAAACTGAATGGAAATACTTGAACGGTACTCGTAGAGTAGTACTTGAAGAAACATCAGGTACTCAGTATCACGACCCAACTATTAGAGATAAAGCTTTTAAACTTTTCAACGGTAACTTAAGAAAAGGTGAAACTGTTTACTTTGAAATAGTGGGTTACGAATCTACTGGAGCTTCAATCATGCCAAGTGTTGATACAACTAAGATGGGAGATAAAGAATTCACCAAAAGATATGGTAAAACAATGCCTTTCTCTTACGGATGCAATAAACTACAGTCTAGAGTCTATGTTTACCGTATGACTTTGTCAGATGAAGATGGACATTCAATTGATTATGCATGGGACGATGTAGTAAAACGTTGTAAAGAACTGGGTGTAGATCATGTGCCACATATCCGTACATTAACTTTGAACGAACTTTACGAACAAGACTTGAAAGCAGGAGGCAACGGAGATATTAGAGATATTAAAGAAACTTTCTCAAAAATGGTTGAAACTTACGGTTCAGGCCCGTCTATATTGGACGACACACATATTAAAGAAGGTGTTTGCGTAAGAATCGAAGGAGGTATCACAAACAAGACTTATAAATTCAAATCGTTTGAGTTCAAAGTTCTTGAGGGCATTATTAAAGATTCTGGTGTAGTTGATGAAGAAGAAGCTCAAGGCTAAATAGAACTTTCCAGTTTTCTCTAATAAAAAAGAAATAGAATTGAGCTATGACAAAAGTTTTTTTGATTGATATCGACGGTACTATCTGTGACGATATTAGAAATGAGGAATCTTACTTGTTTCCTACTGCTAACGTGCTACCTAACTCTAGAGAGATCATTAACAAGTGGTACGAAGAGGGGAATGTTATCACTTTCTTTACTGCAAGAGAGAGCAAAGACAGAGAAGTTACAGAGAAATGGTTAAAAGATAATGGTTTCAAGTACCATGGTCTAGTGATGGACAAACCTCGTATAAAGGACGGACAAGAGTACGTTTGGATAGATAACAGGAAAGTTAGAGCTGTCACTTACATGGGTAAATGGTCTGAACTAGTAGAAGTTGAGAGAAAGATAAAAGTTTTTGAAGAATGAAATTAAACGTTCTAACAAGATGCACTAGAGTGCAAAATTTACAAAGAGTTGAAGACACAATCTTCAACTCTAGTTCATTGCATGGAGTAGAAATAAAATGGTCTATCATATTTGATACATCTGTTATTCCTAGTATTGATACTGAAATTTTTGAAAAGTACAGTGGACATGACTTGAAGTTCTGGAAAGGTACCCCAGGAGACATGGGGCATATGTTACTGAACAGAGCTATAGATGGAATCTCTGGAGACGAATGGCTCTACGTTCTGGATGATGATAACACTATGCATGAAGATTTTTTAGAAGAAATATCCAAAGCTGTTTCTGATAATCCTAGTACGGAAGCAATAATAGTTTCTCAGTTCGTAGGAGGAAAAGATTTTTCAGGAGTGCAAGTAAGAGAAGCTCTACCCGAAAACGTTAAAGTTCAAAAGATAGACATGGCTCAATTCGTGCTGAAGAAATCTGTGCTTGGAGAAAAGAGACTGGTTCCAATGACTTACGTAGCGGATGGGATGCTCATAGAAGATCTCTACAATACATGTCCAATGAAGTTTACTTTCTTAAATAAAATCCTATGTAACTACAATGCTTTACTAGGAGGAAAGTCTTACACACTTCCAAGAGTTTCAACTAGGGGAGAATGCTCTACAGATTTAAAATCTATGAAGATTGCAGATTTTGAATCCAACGATCTGAACATAGAAAGATTGGAAGAAAAGAGTTTAGTGGATCATGATCCAGACTGCATACTCAGTTTTGGTGAAACTTACGAAAACTACCATGATCTTCTTTCTACTTCTCCTGACATGAAATTGAGATGGGTTCACATCCCTCATGAAAATTTTGAGACTGGTGAAGTAGCCTACAGGTGCGCTATGAATTACATTCTAAAGACGTCTATGGAGAATGAAATGATCAGTGTTTTTACACCTATTCACAAAACAAGAGAAAAACTGAGAAGAACTTACTCTTCATTGGAGTACCAGACTTACAATAATTGGGAATGGGTGTAAAAACACTGATCATTTCATTCTCCATAGACGTCTTTAGAATGTAATTCATAGCGCACCTGTAGGCTACTTCACC